ATTTCGAAATTCTGTTTTTCCCATTTGATTGGTTATGGTAAGATGGAATGAGGTGCACACAGAATAGTTGATAAGGTGCGATTGAATTGAGAATAAACTATATAGGTTGAAAATTGTATAAATTAGAAATTACCACATAAATAAAAATAAAAATTGAGAGAGATGGAAGGAAGTGAGAAGATGCGGTTGCGTTGGGTGAGGATCAGTCCGACGCTGAGTGATGAGACGGTGTCGTTCCGTGTGGAGGGGTGTGCCGGTATGCGGTTGCACGACTTCATTGAGACGGTGCTGAGTGAGGGGTCGAGTCATTGCGGTACGTTCAAGGTGTATGCCCCGAGCCAGGTGCTGGGACATCTGCGTGTCTGTGATATTGACTACCGTGGGCGGAAGGTGTGCGGGATGACGCACTATTCTCCGAGTGCTTCACTGGCGATGGATGCGTTGGTGAGCTCTGCGCGCTGTAATGGCGGTTGGGGTCAGATGAATTATGAGGTGCTGATTTCGTGGAAGGGAGGTGAACATGCCTAAGCGTAATATCGTGATGGTCCAGTTGCCGGCGGAACAGCCGGACTGCTGTGCGGAGTGTCCGCTGCTTGGGCTGGTGCCGAAGTACGTGGCGCGGCCGAAACATTCGAAGGAAACGCACGTGTGCATGGGAACGATGGAGGCGCTGACTCAGCGCGGGTCAAAGGTCAGGGCGAGCAGCCGTGACAGCCATCATCCGTTGCGCCGTCCGTGTGACAGCCGTTGGCACTCGTGGATGCAGCTTCAGGGCCGGAAGTTGGGCGTGAGCACCCAGACGTTCAACGATTGCCGGGTGCCGTATGAGTGTACGCTGCAGTTGCAGATAAGGTTTCATAAGTGAGTAATTTACCGAAGATTTGAACCGGTGACAGATTGTAACCGGTTGATAAAATAGTAAAACAGATGTAATTATGGGAAGAAAAAAGAGTGCGCATGGATATGAGCTGGAGTTGCGGCGGATGATTAAGAGCCGGACGGGGGCGGATTGTGAGGTGTGGCTGTATCCCCAGGTGCGGGCGACGGCGGCGAACATGGTGTTGTTGGACAAGATGCAGGAAGAGTTGGCCGGGGCGGATTCTCTGGTGTCGTTGGTCACGGGCAGTACGGGTCAGTCGAAGAATGAGGTGTCCCCGTTGCTGCCTCATTACGACAAGTTGCAGCGGACGTTGCTGATGCAGCTGGAGGCGTTGGGGCTGAACTATTCCACTACGCCGAGTAAGGTCAAGGAGGATGCCCGCCGTGGGGTGGATGAGAGTGACCCGTTGGTGCAGTTCTACAGGCAGGTGAATGAATAGCCCTGCGGGCGACTGTCGGCGCGAGGCGCCTACGTTGGACTTTCGGCGCGATGCGCCTACTTTCGGCGCTGGAGCGCCTACGTTGGACTTTCGGCGCAGGGGCGCCTACTTTGGACTTTCGGTCTTGCGACCTACTTTTGCCCTGCGGGCGACTTTCGGCGCGAGCGCCTACTTTAGACTTTCGCCCTGCGGGCTACTTTTGGCCTTCGGCCTACTTTGAACAAAATAAGAAGCGATGGATAATAACGAATGGATGGAACGTAAGGTGCGGGCGCTGGCTGTGCTGCGTGAGCGGTTGGACGGTGCGCGTGAGCGATTGCGGGCGATTGACGAGCGTCTGCTGGTGTATTTTGACGATTTGGCGACGCACGCCAGCGCTGACCCGGAGGATGCGGATGACCTGCACAATCTGTATGAGGTGCTTTGTGGCGTAAAATTTTTACGGCTTTTGGCGACCTACGACTTCAACGACAAGAAGGTGCAGACGGTGATCCGTCTGCGCGAGGGCGTATGGCGTCAGGACGGGCGCTCGTGGCGATATGTCAGTGGCGGGTTGAAGTGCCCGGGCACGAGTGGCGCGCAGGTGTACCGATGGCAGCCGTTCCAGGTGTTCGTCTTGGCCAGTGTGTTCGGTCCGATGGCGTGGGTGAACACCGAAGTCGAGGTCGGTATGAAGCCGGAGCTGTTGCCGACGGAGGAAGAGCGCGACGGTATTGTCTGGGACTACCGGCGTCTATGCACCGACTTCACCTACTTCGCTCCGCGTAAGACGGACAAGACGGGACTGGCCGCCTTCATTCAGTTGGTATTTTTCTTTCTGGAAGACGATAACGCCGAGTGTTATTGTGCCGCCAACGCGAGCAGCCAGAGCGCGCTGCTGTTCAACCGCACACGCCAGTTGATTGCGCAGTTGGATAACGGTCAGCGTATCCGCAGTACGCAGACCGTCATCGACTGGAAGGATGCGTACAAGTCCATGCGTAACAGCAGTGTGCGCCCGTTGAGTGCTGGCGGTAAGACCAAGGACGGCATGTTCGCCCAGCTGTGCTGCGCGGATGAGTTCGGCTCTGCGCCCTACGCCAACGGCAAGAGTGACATGCTGGCGCTGGTGAATGTCATCCAGTCGTCGATGGGTCCGCGTCGTGAGCCTCTGACGTTCACCACGACGACGGCGGGCACTATTCAGAGCGGTCCTTTTATTGAGAAGTTGGACGCGCTGCACCGCAACTTGCTGGATGAACTGGCCTATGCCGCCGGTACGGCAACGCCTTCTTTCGAGAGTGACCGCCGCTTGGCGCTGTGCCTGGAGCCTGATGCGTGGGAGACCGACGAGGAGGTCATTCTGACGAAGAAAAGCCTGCGCCGGAAAGTAAACCCCATGCTCGGGCTGATAGTGCAACATGCGTCCTATGACGGTTGGATTGACGAGGCCAAGAGTGACCCCACGAAGATGCCTGAATTGGTGGCGAAGTATTTCAACCATTACCAGACGGCGAGAATCACGGAGTGGGTGGTGCGTTCCCAGGACGTGGTGCGTGTGCAGCGAGACCGCCGCGTCACCGATTGCCGCTTCGCAGACGGTTGGCAGACCTTCGTCGGTCTGGACTTCTCGCATGGTGAGGACCTATTTGCGATAACATATCTGAGTGTGAATATGAACCCCACCGCCCCGATGGCGGGCCGGTTCTTTGCCGACTGCGAGGCATGGGTGACTGAGGACACCCTGCACCGCAGTGCGAACCGCCCGCTGTATGAGAAGTGGGTGGAGCAGGGTTGGCTGAATGTGTCGCCCGGCAAGGTGTTCAATCCCGACCTCGCGGTGAATGAGCTGATGCGTAAGACGGAGCAGGGTGTGAATCTGTGCTACTTCGGCTATGACCCGGCTCAGTCAAAGTATCCCATCAATATGCTGCGCGCCTGGCTGCTGACGTTGGGTATCGACGGGGCGGCGGTGCAGGAGATGGTGGTGCCTGTGGCGCAGACGTACATGGTGTTCAACGGTCTGATCGGGGAACTTGAATATATGTTGCTGGAAAAGGAGCCGTGGCTGCACCTGTCGATGTCGCCGCTATGGTCGTGGGAGGTAGGTAACGTGAAGATTGAGGAAAGCCGGGAGGGCAACCGCAAGATACTGAAGAGCGGGGTGAACAGTAAGGTGGACAATATCCATGCGCTGGTGGACGCGCTGTATTGCTTCGATTTGAGCGAGGGCAAAATGGGCGGGTAAACCTGCGGGCGGTAGTGATGGGAGTTGATGAGAGGGATGGGCGATTCGGGCGGGCTGTCGCACGCCCATCGGGTTGGTGAATGAGAAATAATTGTGGAAAGATGAGATACTTAACATTGGAATGGATAAAGTCCCACAGTCGTATTGATTACGACATTGAGGATGAATTACTCACACTCTATGGCGATGCCGCCGAGGAGGCGGTTCTGAATATCATCGGGCGGAGCTACCGTAACCTGGTACTGAACTTCGGCAGTCCGGATGACTATGTTCCCGCCGCGATCAAGCAGGCGACGTTGATGCTGGTGGATGCCAGTTACACGCAGCGTAGTCCTGTGAGCAGTGTGAACATGTTCGCCGTTCCCTACACCTTCGATTTCCTTGTGAAGCCGTACATGAAGCTGGCCAACGGTTCGAGCAGCAGTGGTGTGGGCAGTATGGTGACGGGTTACTACAACAGCGCCGACGGTCTGTTCTATAGGGATGCGGGCTTCACCGAGGCTATTGTCGGCGACCTGAAGAGCCTGTACCGCGACATCCCCTCGGGGTTGGTCTATGTGTATAACGGCGAGATATTCGAGTTGCTCAATGCGGATATGTTCGCTGTCAGCGAAGATGAGATGGATGATATACTGGACGGACAAGAGATAGAAGAATAGAGCCATGGCAGATGTAATCAAAATATACCAGAAATTGAAGCAGGACCTGACGCAGTTGGTGGCGTGGGTGCGTGCGAATTACCTCGGCAAGGTGCAGAACCCCACGGCCGGCCATTTCGCCGGTGTGGACAGTACCGGCAATGTGGTGGACAGCGGTTATGGCAGCAGCAGCTTCCAGACGCCGCTGTCTTCGCAGCCGGCGTATAACCGGAAGGGCAGTGCGTCTGCCGTTCCCCAGATTACAACGAACGCGCTGGGCCAGGTGACGGCAATTACAGAAGTGCCGATTGATATACCGGCCTCGCAGGTTCAGACAGACTGGCAGGAGAATGACCCTACCAGTGTGCGGCACATACAGAATAGAACCCACTACGTTGAGAGTGTGTCAACGAGTGATGTATGGTATCAGACTAACGTGGAGGTTGGCAGTGCATCATCTTCTCCCGGTGCTTATAGTGGAACTTTTAATCTTACGGAAGGTAAGACGTATAATGTGACTATCAGTCAAGGTAGTAACACCAAGACGTATGAGGGTATTGTGTGTGAAAACAATACTACTGTAAGCGGTTTATTTTTGAATAAGAATTGGAGTAATCCGACGCATGGTGCTGAAACTACGAGTGATGCTTTTTATATCCTTGTTCAGGCAAGCAGTGTTATTCTTGCAAGTGCCGATGTTTATGGTAGCGGTTGCACGGTTCAAGTAAGTGAAGTTACTGAAACCATCCATAAACTTGACCCGAAATATTTACCAGATAATGTCAATCAGTTGGAAAGTATCACTACGCAAGAGAGTAGTGTAAGTGGAGGCACGAATGTAGTCACGTTCACACAGACCAATGGCACGCAGACTTCATTCAATGTTAAAAACGGCGAAAAGGGGGATACTGGTGCTACGGGCGCAACTGGTCCACAAGGTGC